ATTTATTAACCTAACAACCAGTTTATATTTTCTGTTTGGTCATGAGGTAAATCCATCTGATAAGGGTTTGGTACATAGTTTCCACCATTAGGAGAATAAACAGGAGCAACAGTTGTGCCTGTTCTATAAATGCTGTTAATTGAAGCACGAGCCATATCAAGACCTTGTTGTCTAAATTGTAAAGCCGTATCTCTTAAAAACATTCCTATACCCCAAGCCATTACCAAGTCATCATTATAACCATCTAATGCTTGAGCTTTACCATTTTTCCAAACAAATGTTCTTAATTCCTCAAGCGTGCGTTTAGATTGTATAACACATGCCTTCTCGTGAATATACGACACCATCTTTGAGATAACAAGTGGTCTTGTCTTTACTGATGTAGTAAATCCAGGAACCATACCTTGACCATTTTCAAATTTAGTAAGATATTGTTCAACATTACCTAATCCAATATCCATTTTAGGAGAATAATATAGGTTTTGGTATCCACGTTCAATAACTTGTTGAATTACAGCCCATCCTACGTTTGCATTTTCAATTACTAATAGGGCATCATTATATTCAGTAGCTATAGCAACAAGTAAATTACCAAAGTCACGAGTTGGTAATTGTTGTTTAAATTCTCCAACTTGTTTTGCTTCAGCTACATCTATAATATGAAATGTTGAAAAGTCTTTACCATCACCTCTAGCTACGTCAGCTATCACAGCATATTGTCTAGAATAATCAGGTATTTCCCAAATCCAAAGTGAACCATCAACACCTCTTTTATCCATAGGTTCCTTCATAAAGGATTCTATATAAAAATTTAGTATTGGAGGTTCGATTACAGTGTCACCTGAGGTTGTAAAGTCACAATCACACTCTTGTGCTGCGTTTCTAGGTCCTAGTAATCCGTCTTGTTCATCCCTCCATGCTTGTGTTCTTTCGGGGTGAACTGTCCAAGGTAATTTAATAGGAATAAACTTATTTTCTCCTGATTGTGCTTTAGTCCAGGTTTTGTGAAACCAGTTACCAGTACCATAAGGAGTAGATATAGCTATACATCCACCACCAGTAGCTAGGGTTTGTTGAGCAGAAGCAAATATATCTTCAATTTGTTCAATGAAAGCAGCTTCATCTATTACAAGTAAAGATACGGCTTCAGAACGACCTGCATCCCCTGCAGCAGAAACGGCTTTAATTTGAGATCCGTTTGATAATCGAAGCGATAATTTATTATCTTCGACAGCTTTTATTTTAAGCCATGAGGGAAGATTATTGTAAGCAAAACGAACTTTAGTAACCATGTTTTTAGCAGTTTCCTGCTTGGTAGCGATTACAAGTACGTTTTTATCTTTACTAAATAACATCAGCCATAATGAATAAGCTGATACTAGTGTAGAGATACCTAACTGTCTTGATTTATTTGTTATACAGTAGGAATTACTTTTAAAAATATTCAATACCTTTTCTTGGAATGGATATAATCCAAACTGAATTCTACCTCTTTGTGGGTGTTGAATCCAATAATATTTTTTCATAAAGTAAACAGGATCTTGAGCACACCTAATGAACTCCTGTTTAATTACGTCTTTTATGTTTTGTTCAGCCATAACAGGTTTATATATATAAATATACACGAGAATAAAAAAGCCCGACCTTACGGGGTCGGGCCAGAGCTATAATACTGAGACTATAGCGGGGCAATTATTATTTAAGATTTTGGAAACCAGTCATAACTTTATCCAAAATAGTTTCTAATGTTTTAATTTCACTATCATCAAGAACTTTATATTTCTTATAGGTAGCAGTAGAACCAACTACATCAAAAGCTTGTTGTATATACTTTTCTTTTAAACTATCGCTTAAATTTGATGATGGTGATTTGCCAGGAACTGGAGGCATTTTTGGCTTATTTCCTGGTACGGGAGGCATAGCTGGTGCTTCTTTAGTAAGACCTGCTAATTCTTGCATCCTTTTAACTTCATTAAGTTGTGTCATATTATTTTATTTTACTAGCATTAAATATACCAAACCGCCTGCTATTAAACCAGCACCAATTTTAGTAAATTTATTTTTGGTTTTTAACTTAGCGTTTTCTAATTGTAAAGTATTATATTGGAATTTCCAATCTTTAATTTGTGTTTGTTGATTAGCAACCATGTTCTTATAGGTATTTTCCTTAGAAACATACTTAGTAATAATACTATCTTTAACAGTTACTTTTTCTTCTAAAGTAGCTATTGAACTATCTTTTAATACTACTTCTTGTTTTAAGCCATCAAATTTAGCTAAATCTTGAGAAGCAGAAGATAATACTGGTTGAGCGATAGGCAACAGATTACTTACTGTATCTGCTGGGTAGCGTTGATTAAAGTGGGATACTAATTCTTCACCTTTTAAGTTTTTAACTCTATCAACTTCAACCTCAACTATTTCTTTTATTTTAATTACTTTAGCTTTCTGATGATCTACTTTGTATTGTAATTCAACAGCTACTAAATCTAAAGAATCAATTTCAGCATCTTCTTTAGCTATAACTAATTGCATTGAATCAACTGCGTGTACTAAACTATCTTGTTTTGCTTTAAATTCACTTGTTAGTCCGATATTTGATACTTTATCAAATGCTAACCAAAGTAAAAGTAAAATTAATATAACGGGTAAAATGTATTTTTTCATTAGTTTCTATCTAACATTTTTACGTTTGCTAAAACGTAGTCAAAAATTTCATCATCCTCAAATCCTTCTTCTTTTAAAGAACGAATAATAGATTGAATAGCACCAACTAATGATTGTAAAGCACTTTGAGGAACTAAACCATCCATTCTTTCAAAAGTAGAGTCATCAATATGATAAGTATCTACTTCATTCATTTGAGCTCTTTCATTAACATTCATTTCAATAGCTGAACCTAATGCTTCAATTTGATCATTTAAATCACCAAAAGCATTTAATAAACCGGCTCTATCTCTAGGAGGAATGTTAATATTATTAGCTGTATTTTTGAATACTTTAGCAGCAGTACGTTGTAATCTTATTACTTGTTGTAATAATGGATCTTTAATGCTGGCTTCAGTTATTAAACTTGCTAAATCAATTCTTTTTGCCATAATTAAGCAATTACATCTTTAACGAAATCCATTACATCTAAACCACGTGACTTAAATGCTTTTTTAATTTCTGGTTTTTGGATAAATTGTTTTAATACTACTAAGTCTGTTGATTTTGATCTTTGTCCCTTAGGTTGAGCTAAAATTTTACCAACTTTAATTTTGATGATTTGCTTTGCTTTTTCAAATGCCGAATCATTACTAGCATCAGCTTTAGGAACAGAAAAACTAAATTCTTTTTCAGCTGCTTTAATATCTTTCTTTGAAGGTTCTTTATCGAAGTCAGTTGAACTAAATTCATCATCTGTTACTTCAACATCAGTATCGTCAATTGCTTCCCCTAATTCATCTTCTGATTGTATTTCTTGTATTTTCTTATTGCAAAAATCAATAATACTATTTAGATAAAAAATTGGATCTTCAGCATACATTAAATCTTGTTCAATATCGCTTTCAATTCCACCAGCATCTTCATTTGGTATTGCTATTTCTTCAACTTCTGATTTTTCTTCTAAATCACCTTCACGTACGCCTTGACCACCGTATCTTTGGCAATAGCTATCGCTCACTACATCACGATTACCTTCGTCATCGATTCTGTAGCAATTACCATCACTACCAAATTCATATATCGTTTCAGATTCATATATTTTTGTAGTTAAATCAAGTTGATCTAAATATGAATTATCTAACTGATTCATATCGTTATTATATGTGTTATCAGTTTCGTGCATTGGGCCTTTTCTTTGAGCCATGTCAGCAACATATTTGCCGTAATTAAATTCTGCCATTAGTTGGTTATTTACGATAAATATTACAAATTCTGCAAAATAGTAGCAATACGTTCATCTGTAGTACCCTCAACCTCAATCAAACGCTTAGGGCCATATTCCGCTAATGTTAATTTAATAACTTCATCAATTTTACGTCTATATTGTGGATCTGTTTCACGAACACCATTATCTTCCATACTAACTCCACGTGGAGATACGTAAATAACTAAATCATATTGATTGCGAAGCATCATAGCAGCTTCAACAAATGTACGTTTATCAAAATCACTAATAGATTTAGCGCCTAAAGTAAACGAACAAACGTCCCAAATTGTTCTATCTGTAATAATATTTGGATGTAATAATTCACTAGCACGTTCAGATAAAAATACAAACTGACCATTTAATGTAGAATCAGTATTTAATGGAATACCTAAATCACGCAGATATTTGCTACGTTCTGTAAACACACTATGATCTTTAAATTGATCTAATTCACCTAATGCTTTTGCTAATGTAGTTTTACCTACACTCATTGTTCCTGCTAAACCTATTTTCATATTACAAGCGAGTTTTAAATAATGGATTTTTTGCTGGTGGTAAACCTTTTTGATCTTTTTTATATTCTAAAAATTGATCTTTAGTTTTCTTAAAACCAAAAATATAGTATTCATCTTTTTTACCACTGCCTTTTGGATATATCATTGCAGGACCATCGTAATTATGAAGCTTACCATCCAATGTATGGATAATAGTTCCATCTGGTGTCTTAATTTTTTTTACTACTGACATTTCTTTTTTCATTTATTTTTTTCATTTGACGATCTATTTTCTTTTGTTGTTTGGCTTCCTTAGCTCTTAATTTAAGTGCTTTCTCGGCACCTGCCTTGTATTTGATATCAACCTCAATTGGTCCCTTATCAAATTTTTTCAAGTCAAACTTCCATGTTTCGATTGTGTATTCGTCTTCATACACACGATTAAACTTTGTTGGAGCTGGTTCTTGTTCTATTTCCTTTGGTCGTCCGCGTCTTTCTATCATAACCTTTTTGTTTAAAGGTACGACCTTATCTTTAGTATTCCAAATATTATTGGGTTAATTCTACAAGATGACTATGTTGAATTAATTTTTCAGCAACATAAATGCCATGAGCACCTGATACTGTAATGCCACGAGCTGATAAAGCATCACCTACAAAATACACATTAGGATATTCTGTTAAGGATAAATTATGATAATTAACTAATGGTTCAGGGCTAAGATATTTTACTTCAGGAATATACATACCCCAATCATCTCCAAATTCAAATATTTTATTCATATCTTGAATAAAGCCCATAACATAACCTAAATAACCATCAAATGCTGGTTTAACGATATTAAGTAATTGATCTTCATTAATTGAATGAGCAGATACTGTTGTACCTTCAGATGTTAATCCTGGTTGGCGAGTATTATTTGGTGAGTAATATAATCCTGTACTGTTAGATTGTACTTTAGAAACCAAATCACGTGACCACTTAAATGGATCTTCAATACCTTTAATTTCCATCAAAATACCAAAGTTGGTCATTTGATTTTCAAATTCCTTTCCTTTTTTAGCGTGGCCATTATAACTAACATCACCATATGTTTCTTCTACTGCTACATAAGCCGCATTGTTGTTAGTACAGAATGATCGAAGAGAAACTTTATCAAATTTCTGATATAATTTAAAATCATAAGATATATCAATTAGTTTCTGGAAGTATTTTTGTGGTGCTTCAAATCGAACACCAATCTGTACTGATTTAGGCTCATTAGGTAATTTATAGTCATCAGCTAGTTTTTGAGCGAAATCAATACCTGATTTGCCTACTGCGAATATTAATTCATCATATTCAATAGTATAATTAGCATCCTTTTTTATATTTAAACATACTACTTGTTGATAGTGAAAATCAATATTTTCTACAGGTGTGTTCCAAAGGAATTTAACACCTTTATCTAACAAATATTGATACCATGTTTTAGCAATCTCATGTAAGAAATTAGATCCAATGTGCCATACAGGAAACATTCTCAAACCAAAATATGGTTTAATAAATTCAGGTTCTTCTTGTGGATCAGACATAAAGATTTCTTCTGGCTTAGGGTGGAAACGAGTAAAGTTATCTACTACTTGCTTCATCAATTCCATTGCTTTTTCTTCACCGCAATACTTAGCTAACTGACCACCAATTGATGTGTGGTATGTTAA